GGCCGCTGCCGTCCCCATGTTTGTCGCCCACATCGTCTCCGTCATCACAACGGCCAGCGGCCTACCGGCGTAGTAGGATTCGACGCGCTGGCGTAGGCCGGGGAACTCGTCGTCGGGCACGCCGTTGACCACCTGGCTGAGGCTGTAGCCGCGCCGAGCACCTTCCTCGAACGCCTCCGAGAGGGCGGCCCGCGTGCCGTCGCTGATGCGCCGGCCGCGGTGCGCTGCCTCTCCCAGGACGGCCGCCGTCGCAGCGCTGTCCTCCTCGAAGCCCGCCTCCAGATCGAACGCCTCCGCCGCTAGCCCCCAGCCCCCGGCGATCCCCGCCAGCCACACCGGTCGCAGCGCCTCGGCCATCAGGTCGTCCTCTTCGTCCGGCATCAGCGTGCGCACGCCCACTACTGGCTGCTTGCGACCTGCGCCGTTGCCGCTGCGAAGCGTCACCACCGCCGCCAGGCGCTCCATCGCCCGCTCGGCCTGCGCCCGGAAGAACGCCGTCACGCCGGCCTCAAACCGCTCCACGATCCGCTGCCTTGCCTCAGCCATGCGCTGGGCGAAGGCGTTTGCCGGATCGCTCGCCTTGAACCCCTTCGGCATCGACGGTGCCGCGCTGCCATCGCGCGTCGGGACGATGGTGAATGGCCGCAGGTAAACGTCGTCGTCCGCTCCTACCGGCAGACCGACCGCACGCTTCGCCTCCGCTACCTTGCCCCAGCCGCCGCGGACGGCCCGGTCCACACGCTCGTACACCTTGTCCATGTCGGGCTGCAGCGCCCGCACGTTCGTTAGATCGAAGGCGACGCTCCGGTTCTCGTTATCGTCGAAGTCCGGCAGCGCCTGGATCGTCAGCTCGGCGGCAACGATCCGCTGAATCGGCACGATCCCCTGCTCGATGGCGAACTCCACCAGCTTCTCCACGTTGTCGAAGGTCGCGCGGTCAAGGCCAGCGCCGAGGCCCGCCACAATGGCGGGCACACCCAGCACGGCGCTCACGCGCTCCTCCGGCACCCGTCGCAGGTTGCGCAGCTCCATCTGTTCCGGGGAGAACGCCAGCACCTGCACCTTGGTCGGAGCCGTCATCACCATCGGCTCACCGCGCTTGTCGCCGCCGAACTTCTGCATCGCCATCTGCTTGATCTCTTCGGCGTTCTCCGGGCTCACCCGCGCCCCCGGCGCCGAGCTCTCCGGCGAGATCACCAGCCCCGGCACGCCAAGGTTCCGCATCAGGCTAGCCGTGAAGTTGGCCGCCTCGTCATCGGTGAAGATTTCGCGCAGCACGGAATACAGCGGCGAGAGGCCCTTGCGTGTGTTCTCGGGGTCGAGCCCCCAGCGGAAGTGAACGACGTCGCGCGGGTCGTATTTGACGGGCTCCAGCATCGGCCCAGGCCGGTACTCGTAATGTGAGATGAACACCGAACCGTCGTCCGGCCATTTCGGCTCCATCGTCCAGGACGGCGCCCACCAATACTCCACGACCTTGCTGAGGCCCTCCATGCCCCCCGGCTCCCGGCTTCGAACCTTCAGCCAGTAGGCGTTCCCCGAAGTCGCCCTGTCCACCATCGTGGCGTACCAGAGAAGCGGGCCGGGGTAGTACGGGTTCGGCCGTTCGATCAGACGCGGGAAGGGATGGCGCGGCACCCGGACAAGCTGTCCATCTGCTCCCTCATCGAGAACCGTCACGGGCGCCTCCGGGAACGTGCGCGCGATCCAGTTGACGCAGGCGACGACGATGCTGTTGCCGGTGCCGTCGCCCACTTCCTTGCCGTAGTTGAATTTCGTGCGCGGCAACAGAAACTGCCAGAAGGGGCCTGCCCGGCCCGACCAGCGCATCGCAGCCTTGATCCGCGCCCCGACGGCCCTGAACGGCGCGCCTAGCACCTTGCGAATCAAAACGCGCTCCAGACCACCGGCTGACTCGCCCCCGCCGCGATCGCGTCCGTCCGCGCCTCCCACGACAGGTCAGCCGCCATCGCCCCGTCGATCTTGTACGGTGAGTCGGGTCGTTCCTTGCAGATCACGTAGAGCCGTTCTCCCTCGCCGTCTCGCAGGTTCGTCAGTCGGCGGCAGGCGTTCCCGATGTGCCGCGCCAGGTCCTCATTCCCGTCATGCGTGAGCTCGCCGGACTGGATCGCCGTAGAGAAATTCTGGAGCGATGCCGCCATCTGGCCCAGCCGGTTCGTTTTCCACTCCATCACCCGGTCACCCCAGCGGGCGTGCCAGGACGCCAGCCAGCCCTCCCACCAGTAGGGGTCCGCGTATATCCGCCAGACCTCCCACCGCTCGAACGCTGCTGCGACAACGGCGTCCACCTCGCGCTCCGGCACCGCCCAATCGGTCGCGCTCAGGGGCCGCTCCCACAGGCCGAGCAGCCACTGGTAGCCTGTCTCGACATGGGTGGCGACCAGTGCCGTCGCGTCCTCATAGCGCGCCCCGTCGAAGCCCAGCGTGATCAGCTCGCCATCGGCGATAACCACGCCCGGTCGCGCCAGTTCCCTCCAGCGCTCAAGGTCGAACGCCTTGTCGGATGCCCGCACCAGCCGGTTCGTCCAGACGCGCTCCCAGTAGGCGCGGTCCATCGTGGGGTCGAGGCCCAGATCGACGATGGCGGCTATGTCCGACCATTCGGCCGCCGGCCCCGACGCTTCGAGCACCGCCTCGCGCATCCCCTCTTTCGTGGTCATGTCGTGGCCGTCGCCGGCCTGCCGGTGGAAGAAGAACAGCCTCGAATCCGTCAGCTTGCCCGACGCCACCGCACGGGCGTAGTCCATCGTCGCCTCCGCCACGGAGCCCTCGCCCGGCGACGGCGCCGTCGTCACCTCCAGGCTCCAGGCGTCCGCCAGCTTTCGCTTCGGGATGTTCGCCATCATCGTCCGGTGCGCTTCCCTCAGCCGTGGCAGGACGAAGCGGTGCGTCTCATCGAAGACCTGGAAGGTCGTGCGGGCGCCGTCGCGCGCGTCCGGCGCCGTCGCCAGCGGCACCGCCTTCCCGTCGCCGCTGCGGCGCATGATGCGCTGCAGCCCGACGTCAAAGTCGCTCGCCAGCGGACCTTCCCCGATCACGACAAGCAGAGTCCCATAGGCCAACTCCTCGCTTTGCTCTTCCGTGTAGGCCACCATCGGAATATACGGGTCGTTCACACCGCCGCCGACGGGCTGCGTCGGATCGCCACGCGCCCCCCAGCCGACGCAGCGGACGGGCGCATCGGGGTGCAGTTCGCAGGCCGCTATCCATGCTGCCTTCTCCGTCTTGGCCGTCCCCTTCCGCAGAGAGATGCCCACCCGCTTGAACCGCCGCCGACCAGCGTTGGGGTCATCGCGCGGATACACTTCGTAGATACGATAGATCAGCGCCCGCGTCTCATCGTCTAGCCGCGCTGGCTCGCCTCGGATGTCACCTGGCCCGTGAATCAGATAGCACTCGACGAACTCGCAGACCTGCGGCCCCAGCGTCGGCCAGGGCTCCTCTTCGAGAGGAGGCACGCAAAGGATCGTCACTTCACGGCCCTCAGCCGCGCCCGCGGGTCGCCGTTCACTGCTGGCGTCGCGTCAGATGGGGTGCCCCGCCCGCTTGCCACCGGCTCGTCCTCGATCTCCCACTGCAGCCGTCGCCTGTCGATGGGCGTCAGCCCGAACGCTAGGCGGTGCTGCCTGATCTCCGCCGCCAGCGCCGTCGTAGGCCAGAACCAGAAACGGTTTACCAGCTCCGCCAGGATATAGAGTTGATGCAGGTCTGCCTTCAGGAACTCCGCCGCCATTGGGCTGTGCCAGACATCGCTCCACCAGCGCCGCGTCATCGGGTGCATCATCCACTGACGATGCAGCGGCGGCGCACGCCGGCCGCCCTCCTCGGCTGTCAGCTTCGCCCGCGTCGAAACGCGGTTCCGCCGCTGCCTGAGGCTCAACGGTTTGGGTGTACGGCCCTTCATCGGCTCCTCCAGAGTCGTACGGCCCCACATTCGTACACGGAAAAATCAGCTTGCTGTGCGGTAGGCCATGTTCGATACATTAGAGATTTTCCGAGGGCCCATCCCCCCGTCGCGCGTCACCGTCTTGCGGCTGTGGCACGGCTTGCAGAGTCCCTGTAGGTTCGCGGGCTCGTCGCTCCCGCCCTGGCTGCGGGGGATGATGTGGTCCGCCTCCTTAGATGGGGCCTGCCCGCACGCCTTGCAGATCGGATCGCGCCGCAGGATGAAGCGGCGCAGTTCCCGCCACGCGTCGCCGTAGCCGCGCTCGGCTGCCGTGCCCCGACGTCGCTCGTAGTCGCGCGCGTGGCCGGCGCAGAGGCCACGTTGTCCGGCGACGTGCGGGCAGCGCGGCGTACGGCAGGGGGTCGCCAACTTCGTCGGGCTCAGGTGTACCACTCCTCGCCGGGCAGCCCTGTAAGCTCGGCGACGATCTCGCGGGTGCGGTGAATCGCGCAGAGGGGGTAACTCCCGCCGAGGCGCACTCCGGCCCACAGCGCAGTCCAATCGCCGCACTTAGCGCAGTGATGCTGGCTGTCGGTCTCCGATAGCATCATGTGGTCGAGCTGGTACTCGTGGTGATGGGCCGCCGCTTCATCAGCCGTCTCATGGCCTGGGCAGTCGCCGCAATAGCCCGATGCGTAGACACGCTTCGTGTTGTCGTTGTAGACGGTCCAGCGCCACTTGCCAGCGTCGGCGCGGTCGGCGCTCTCGTCTACTTGGCGCGGCTTGGCGAAGTTCATCAGCAATGAAAAGGCCCGCCGTCTTGGCGGGCCGGTCGTCGCCCTCTGCGGGCGCACTCTTGCAACTCTAGCGTATCACGCCGGTGTCAAGCTTTCGGTTGCGCGGGTTGCGCGGGTTGCGCGGGTGCTATGGCTTCGGGAGCGT